GTGACCGCGCTGATCTATGTCGATCCGGAGGCTATCCGCCCGGTGATCGACGGGGTGTGGCACATGACCGAACTCTCGGCTGTCCCGGCGCCGGGCGACGAGATCGCGATGCTGTGCGGCGTCACGGCGCCGGCCGCTTTCGTGCCGCCATCCGGGCCGACCAACCACGCAGTACCGACCCAGTGCTCGTACTGCGATGTGGAGTACCGCCGCGCCCGAGGGTGGGCGATCCGCCCCGAGCACCCAGGGCTGAGCCCACGCTCGGGGAGGCAGTGATGGGGGTGTGGATCCGCCACGACGGCTCGGAGGTGCTGACCGACCCGGAGACTGGCGACATCATCGACGAGACCCCTGCGACCCCCACGGCGTGCCGGGCGGCCAGGAACATCGCGATGATGGAGGCCTGGCGGGCCGGCGAGTCCCTGACCGAGATCGCGCAGCGGGCCGGACTCTCCCTGTCCTGGACAGGCCGCCTCCTCCGGCAGCTCGGCGCTGAGCTGCCAGATCAGCGCCAGGGCGTCAAGCGAAAGGATCTCGACGAGGCCGCGATCATCCGGGAGTACCAGGACGGCGCCAGCATGCTCGCGCTCGCCGACCGGCACCACGCCACCTACTGGAGCGTGCGACGGCTACTCCAGAAACGCGGCGTGCAGATTCGATCGCACTGCGGCCAGAACGTCAGAAAGCGAACACGATGACCTCCTCACTGCGCGAAGAGTGGGCACGCCAGTACGTGGAAGACCGCCTCACCATCACCGAAATCGCCGACGCCCACAAAACGGGGCACAACACCGTGCGGCGAGCACTCGGGCGGCTCGGGGTACTCCGGCCACCCGGCTACCCCTCCAGCCACGCCGGACACGGCCCGGACACACCGGCCCCAGCACCCAGCCCATCCCCGAGGACAACACGCCAATGAACACGCAACGAAGGAACAACATACTGCTGGGTATCGCGCTCCGCGCCGCCCGGCAGCGGCGGCACTGGGGGCTGCGGGAGCTGGCACGGCGGATCGGGGCGAACCAGGCCTACGTGTCGAACTGGGAACTCGGGCAGCGCAGAGCACGCCCCGAGACCGTGGCACGCATCCTCGGCGCGCTCGGCGTCACAGGCGAGGACGCCCGCTGGCTCCAGCACCTCGCCCACACCACCCACACCGGACTGATCATCTGCGGCCCCGACCACCCCCACTACCGCGCCGCAGTCCGTGACTGCACAGAACTCTCCGAGTCGATCCAGGTGTGGCACCCTCACCTGATCCCGGACATCCTCCAGATCCCCGACTACACCATGGCCGTCCTGCGCGCCCAGGGCGTCGACACGCCGACCGCGCGGCGGCTCACAGCCGCCCGCGCGGAAAGCACCACCCTGATCACCGGCGGCACCACCCCGATCACCGCCTACCTCACACGTGCCGCCCTCACGCAGCAGCACCTCGACACACCCACGATCATGACCCGGCAGCTCGCGCACCTCGAATCCCTCACCACCACCACAAACCTCACCCTCCGCATACTGCCGGGCCACGTGGCCCTGGGATTCCCCGGCCCGTTCACTCGCTTCTCCGCATACTCAGCGCCCATCGTCCATATCCCCCACCACGCCGAGGCAGGCGCCGTCATCCCCGACCAGGACGGCCACTACACCGCCATCACCGACCGCCTCGCCAAACACGCCACCAAACACCAGCCATCCCTCACAGCTATGCGCGAACTCATTTCGGACGACCACTAGATCTCCCGGCCGCCGCATGCCTCCCTCGCACGGTGCGGCGGCCGGGTCCCACCGCCGATGACGGTGGTGGGCTGCGGGTCCGGCATCCCTCCCTTGCTGGTGCCAGAGCAAGGCTCTTTATATCTATCAGGTGTTTCTCGTTGTGAAGTAGGGGGCGTGCGACCATCGCCGGTCTAGTTTTCACAATTTTTCGGCCCATATTTTTCATTTTGATGGGCTAGCGTGCGGTCGTCCGCGCTGCGGACGCTCACGCTCTGAAAATTTACCTGTGCATCGCTGGCAGCTTTGCGTCCCGCTTCGCATGCGGCGAGGGTTGCTGCTTTCTCGGCTTTGGTGAGCGTGGTTGTCACGATGACGGCTTCGCCGTCCAGCTTGATCTCCGTGACTTGAGCCGCCCATCCGGCAGACTTGGTTGCGTTGCTGAAGTGGTCGCGGAGGGCTGCTGCGTTGTCGGCGGCCTGTGCGGTGCCTGCGGTCGGCGCGGGTGCCGCAGGAGGTGCAGGCGTGGCGCCGCAAGCAGTAGAGAGCCACAGTGCGGCCGTGGCGGTTGCGGCTGCGAGGACTCGCCGCGCGGCTGCTGTCACGTGGGTATGGGTCACGCATGCGTATCGACAGGAAGCAGACAATAGTTACTTGTAGTGCACACCACGCGCGCCCTGATACAAGAAAAGCCCCCCACCCGTGAGGGTGGAGGGCTTTCCTGTTTCGGGTTAGAACCGGCGTGTAAGTCCGTCCCCGCCCGAAGACGCCGACAGGTTACCAGCCGGAACTATCCTCCAGGGACGGCCGTTACGTCCCTACTTTGCGGCGGCGGTCTTGCGCGGTCCGCGCTTGCGGGTGGGCTTGGGCCGCTCCGGTGCACGCTGCGCTTCGCGGTACTGCTCCAAGAGGTCGGCGGAGACTCGGCCGATGCGTGCTACCGCTATGCCTTGCTCGATCGCCCAGGCGCGCGCCGCGCTGGTCTCTCCGCTGCGTCGCGGAACAGGCGCGCCGGTGCCCCGGTTCTTCCTGCCGCCAGTCCGGCGGGCCGCGTTGACGAAGCGGGCCAGTTCGTCACGTAGAGCGCGTGCGTTGTGCTCGGACAGGTCAATTGCATATTTGGCGCCGTCGAGCCCGAAGTGAACCGAGGTTGCTCCGGTGGTGCCGTCTATGTCGTCCAGCACTTCGACTGCTACACGTTGTGCCACGTGATCATGTCCTTTGCTCTTTGAATCATCCGCGTGTTTCCTTCAGTCTACCGCGCGGGCTCAGGTCCCTCTTTTGTTCCCTTGACTTTCAATTATTTGCAACGCGTAACTTGTGACGGGCACCCTATGCAGAAATGGGGCCGACCGCTGGGTAGTTGCGGAGTGAAGCGGCGTTACGCAGCGCGCTCTTCGGTATCGGTGACGACCCATTCCGCTGCGTCGAAAAGGTCGACTTCATCGACTTCGAAGACGGTCGCGGTGATACGAAGGGCGGTTGCCCTGCGGAAGAGTTCAGCGACAGACAGGGCTTGCCCGGCTTGTTCGGTACCGGGGCCGGCCTGCGTGGTGCCAGCGACGGTGAGCCGGTCTGCCAGGTCTGCGGCGTCCTTGCGAGCGAGGACCACGCTCCGGCATGTCCCACCGTCGATACCTGCGGAAACGAGTATGCCGGGCTGGTCGGTGGTGCGTCCGAGGTAGACCCCGTGCACTTCGGCGGCTTTCCCGTGCTCGCTGAGTAGCTGGTGAAGCTTGTCGCCGAGCGCGCGGGCCTGCGCTGCGGTGAAACTCAACTCGGCCACGTCGGGCTGTCCGTCGTCCTGCCCGGCTTGGCTCACGGTGAGGAAAATCGCCGATTCGGTTACCGCGAATCCGGCATAGTCGCCTTCGTCGGCGGCGCATCGGTAAATGCGCATAGGTCTCCAATGTGTTTTCACGGAACAGGGTTAGGTCAGGCAGGGCACGCTTACGTGCCTGCGTTGCTGGCAGATGATCGGCGCGATGTCTGCGGTGGGAGCCTCTGCCCCCGCGAGCCCGATGTCGGATGCTGCGTGCATGAGTTTGGTGAGCGCGGACGCGCGTAGCCGCTTGACGTGGCGGCTGGACATGCCGAGCAGTGCGGCAGCTTCCTCGGTTGTGGCCGCTGTCCCGGTGAATCCGTACACAGCGTTGATGATGTCGTTTTCCCGGGCCGTCAAATCGGCACGGTCGATGAGGCGCCGGACTGTGACGCGATGCTCGGCCCGGTCGAACTCGTCGGCCGCTGCGGGGTCGGCGGTGGTCTCAGCGAAGGTCAGGCCGCCGCCGGTAGCGGCGTCGCCCCACTGGACTGGCGTGCCGAATACGGAGCCGTGCACAGTCCAGAAGTGCCGCAGCGTCCACCCGAACTGTGCTCGCGCATACTGCACCGCGGCCACCGTGTCATAGGTGTAGGCGGTGGTCATGGTGGCGTTCAGGGCCTCGCGCAGCCTGCGTCGTTCCCGGCCTGGGATGGGCGGGCGTCCTGGACGTTGCGAATCGACCAGGTCCACCAGGTGGCGCCGGATCGCGCGGCCAATGTAAGGGCCGACCTTGCCGCCGAACTTCTCCGAAATCATCCCGCTTCGACTGTCTTGGATGAGCCGGATCGCGGCTTCCTGGTGAAGGTCTTCGCGGCCTAACGCGCTGTCCCCGGTTGCGCGTGCTGCGGTCCGTTCGAGGTCGGCGGCGGCTCGCACGTAAAGCGGCAGCTCCGCCGCGCGGTCTCCCCCGGCTGCGGCTGATACCAGGTCCGGAGTGTCCCGGTGGTCAGCGTGTGCGTTCCCGGCGAGCACGTTGCTCGCCAGTCGCGCAAGGTGCCCCGGCAGTGCTGCGCCCTGTGCCTGGACAGGTCGGTTCGCGTCCATCTGTTCGCGGAACGTGGTTGCTAGCGCGCCCTGCTGGGTGGTGCCCGTACTCAACTTTCCCCTCTCCTTCGGTCCCCCGACCGGATGCCCTCGGTTCACCAAACTAGCGGGGCGCACCGCCACCTCGCCCCCGCAAAAATGGTTTCGGAAGGCCTGTAACGCCCAGGTCAACGGTGTAAACAAAGTTTATGATCAAGAAACCGCAGGCCCAGGCGTGTCGCATAGTAGAACGCGTGTTCGATCTTGGCAGAACTCGCGGCGATCTAGTGACAAGCGTCATGTTTGACGCCTGGTGTCCGATTGATCCTTCCGGGTGATTTTGTGGTGTTCACTCCAACGGTGGATGCGGAGTCAGTCCCGGTCGAGCACCCGCGCTGTTCGCTGGGCGTGGCGGTGGGCTGCTTCGGCATGGAGTACCGCCTGCTCCGCGTGGTGGCGGGTGCGACGCAGCGCGGTGTACACCCCGGCTTCGTCCCGGGCGATCACCAGGTCTTCAACGGGGCGCCGCACTCCGTCAGTGGAGCGGGACCGAACGCCGTCGGGTGTGGCTACGGTCGCGACGTCGGCCACGTCCGAGACGGAGAGGAACGCATCGGCCGCCGACCGGAGGCGCTGCGCGATGCACGCGAAACTGTCATCTTTGAGGGTCATTTGATCAATTCTTTTCTGTTTCAGTAATGGCAAGCAATTCATCTCCGCGCGCGAGGTATGCGATAGCTGCGTGTAGCGTTTCCGTGCTCTCGCGGAAGTGGCCGAGACCGGCATTGCAGGAGTGACACAGCAGGGCGCGCACGGTGCCGGAATGGTGGTCGTGGTCGACCATGAGCCCGAGCGGAAGCCGGTCTTCGTGCCGTCCGCAGAGCGCGCAGCGGTAGCGCTGTGCGGCCCGCAGTTCGTCCACGTCGTCGGCGGTGATCCCGTAACGGGTGACGTACCGGCGGTTGCGCGCCGCGTCCCGGGTGACCTGGTGGCGGATAGCGGCGGCCCGCCGGGTGCAGACGGCACACACGCCCCGGCGGCCGTCCCGGCTCGACTCCCGCCGGTAGAACTCGGACATGGGCTTGAGCAGCCCGCAGTGCGTGCAGACCTTCGCGGCCGGGGCGGTCACGCGGGTGTCCACGTTCGCCAGAGCTCCCGGACGGCGGCCCGCTGGTCGTCGGTCAGCTCGTCGAGCCTGCCCGGCAGCCATCCGCCCAGTGCCCGGCCGCCCTTGGACAGGTTGCAGTCCGCGCAGGCCGTGGCCAAGTTCCACGGCGCGTCGTCCCCGCCGAGAACGAGCGGCCACACGTGGTCGATGTGCGCGGCTGTCCCGCCGCAGTAGGCGCACCTGTCTCGGTAGAGCCGCCGCAGCCACGGCACGTCATAGGGCAGGGCGTACACGGCCCGCTTGGCGGCCCGTACGGCGTGTCCCCGGGCGCGTTGCCGATCCCGGTAGGAGGGGAAGACCCGGTACGCCTGGCCTTCGAACTCGCGGAAGTACCTCACTGCCTGCGCTGCGAGCGCGTCCAAGCACGCCCCGACGTCGTCCGGCGGTTGTGGTGTGCACAGCAAGGTGCCCGCGGCCGGCTCGAGTGCCCCCGGTTGTGGTGCACACGCCAACACGGCTCCCGCTTCGGCCCGCAGCGCGACGTGATGAGCCTCCGCCCGCAGCGCGGTCTGGTCGACGTCGCCGTACTGCGCGAGTAGCCGTGCCGTCTCCTGCCGACGACGCGTCTTGAAGTGGTCGGCCGCGCATGAGCGGCACAGGAACAGCTTGCGTGGCCACATCGGGTAGACGTGCACACCTTCGGTAGCGCCGCAGCGGCACCGCGCCATGGTTTCCCCCTTTCGTCTAGGCGGCAGCCCCGTAGAGAGATCCCCACGTGCGCCCGCCGATTTCCAAATCGGTCGTGAGCGGCACGCCGAAGAAGTCGTCTACCGCCATTGCCGTTTGGATCTCCCGGCCGATTTCCTTCGCGTCGTCGGCCGGAGCCACGAACACCACTTCGTCGTGAACCGGGAGCCGCAGGAATTCGGTTAGCCCGCGCTCGTCGAGCCGCAACAGCGCTTCGGCGAGAACATCCCGAGCAGTACTCTGAACCATGTAGTTGGTGGCCGCATAGAGCCGCTTCCGGTCGAGCGGAAGCCGACGCCCGGCGGGCGTGACGACTTCCTTTACGCCCCACTCGGCGCGGCTCTGCAACCGCTTTGAGTACCGGCGAACTCCGGCATAAGCCCGGTCGTAGGCGCGGATGGCAGCCTTGACTTGGTCGAGCGGTGCCCCGGTCTGTCGGCTCAAGGTGTCCGGGCCTCCGCCGTAGACCTTGCCGAAACCGATCCCCTTGCAGACTTTCCGGTGGTACTCGGTGAAGCCGGGGCCGTAGATCAGCTCCGCCGTGAAGGCGTGCAAGTCCTTGCCCGCGTGGATTGCTGCGGTCATCTGGACGTCGCCGGACAGCGCGGCGAGCACACGCAGCTCTACCGCCTGGTAGTCGACCGTGCCGACCACGCACCCGGGTTCGGCTTGCATGGCGCGCCGGATTACCCAGTCCCCGGAAGGGAGTTGCTGAAGCGGTGGCCGGGAAATGGACATGCGCGCGGTGCGTGCCTGAAGGCTCGCGATGTCCGGGTGAATCCGGTCCCGTGTGTCGCGCCGGGACAGCATGGCGTCCGCATAGGACGTTGCCCACTTCGATGCGCGCTTCGCCCGAAGTACCGCGTCCGCAAGGGGATTCGCCTCTCGGGCTCCGATGCGTTGCCACTTGCGGTCAAGGTCGGCGAGCGGAAGTAAAACTTCCTTGTCAACCTTGATCGCCCCGGATTCCGTTGTCTCCGAGAGGTTCTCGCCCATTCCTTCGAGCGCTGCGGAAATCTGCGCCGGAGCGTTGACCGACGACACGCCGAACCGGCGGGCTACTGCGCTCCACTCGTCTGCTTCGGCAAGCAGCCGCGCGGCAAGAGTTTCGGTGTACTCGACGTCCAACAGGAACCCGCGCGCTTCTATCCGCGCGCACACCAACGCCACCGCGTGCTCAAACTCCGAGAGCCGCCCGTACCCGGCGAACTCCACGAGCGGCCCCAGCACGGCGAACAGCCGGGCCGTCAAGATGACGTCCAGTCCGGCGTACAAGGTGTACAGCGGGTTGTCCAAGTCGATTGCGGCCCACCCGGTTTCCTTGGTGTGCCCGAGCTTCCGGAACTCGGCGTACAGCCCGGCTTGCGTGTCCGGCGCGTCCGGGTCGACGTGGCGAGCGGACAAGGGCTTGAGTCCCTGCCCGATGCCTCCAGGGTCCTGCGGACCGCGCGGGTCCAGGAGATGCGCGAGAATGCGAGTGTCGGTGATCCTGCGCCACAGGCTCACGAGATCCACGCCAAGATGAGCAGCGACCGCGAGCGCATCAAACTTCGCGTTGTGCGCCAACAGGTACGGCAAGGATTCGAGAGCCTCTCGCACAGCGGCTTGTGGTGCACACACCAGGCCGGCCGCGGAGTCGACCGGAAGCACCCACGCTTCCCGTTCGGTGCCGAACTGGACCAGGCGCACGCGGAACCCGGCTGCGTAGATGTCGAGCCCAGTTGTCTCCGTGTCGAACGCAATCGGGCGATTGTGGTTACTGCGGCACCAATCCAGGAACGCGCGGACGTCCTCGGACGTCTCGACGCTGCGGACTATGACCGGCTCTCCGGCAATCCGGTAGTGCTGTACGCGCATGGTCCCCCCTTGCCGTGAGCGCGCAGAACTGACCGGTCCGCAAGGAAAATCCTTCGGTCCAGCCTGTCTGCCTTGGTGGTTGTGGTTACCCCGCGTGAATCTCGTCCGGCCGCGCAGCGCGCACGCCGATCAGCTTCTTGCCCGCGTTCGCGCGGACGCTCTTCACCTTGCGCGATTCCAGGTTGCGCGTGAATTCCCTTGGACCCCAGCGAAGAACTTGCATGACCTGTTCTTCGTCTCGCCAGTTCTGGAACATGTCCCACGCCTGCTTTTGCAAGATGCTGCCCTCCGGGTCGTGCACGAGCACGCCCGGCAAGAAGCCGTCCAACAGGTCGGATTGTTGCCGGTACTCGGCGACGGCCGCCCGGACGGACGCGGGTTCACGCAGGCCCCCGGCGTACCATTCGGCCGCCCCCTGCACGGCCCACGCGAGGATGCCCGGCGCTTCGGCGAGCAAGGCCCGTGAAAGCATCGGGTCCTTGTCCGCGTCGCTGAACGAGCGCACGAACGGGATAAGCCTTGTTCTGCGCCAAAAGCCGTCATCCTGCCCGCGAACGTCGGGCCGGTAGTTCGTGGCCATGAGCATGAGCGCGGTGGGGTTGAACGTAAAGATGCCCTTGTACAGCTCGCGCGCGGTGACCGGGTCCCCCGCGGTGAGTTGTTTAAGAAGCGCTTCGTTCAGCCGGAGCCCTTCGGACAGCTCCGAGAGCACTGCGAGCCGGACACCCCGCAGAGCGGCAAGGGCCGGATTCGCTGCGCCCGGGTCGTAGCTGCGCTGGTAGGCGACCGCAGCCTGTGACACGTGCCCCGTGATCCCGCGCAGCACGTCCGCCAAACTGTTGACGAACACGCTCTTGCCGTTGGAACCGTGCCCGTACAGCAGCGCGAAGACATGTTCCCGGGTCTCGCCGGTGATCCCGTATCCGATCAGCCGCCGCATGTAGCCGGGCAACTCGGGGTCATCCGGGAAGATCTCCCCGAGGAACTGTGTCCATCGTGGACACTGCGCGTCCGGGTCGAAGTCGGCGCGGATGAGCTTGGTCAGCCGGTCGTCCCGGGCGTGCGCCCTAAGCTGCCCTGTCCGCAGATCCACTGTGCCGTTGTTGAACGTCAGCAGGTGCGGGTGTGCGTCGAAGTCCTCCACGTCGTGTCCGGTGATCGTGCGCAGGTGTTCCAGCGCGGCCCGGATGCCGGAATCCATGTGCATCCGGCGCGCGGTCTTCAGCGCTTCCTTGTACGCCAGGGAGTCGCCGCCGTGTGCCTCTCGGACTTCGGCAAGCTCGGCCGTCATCGCGTCGGCGACCCGGTGCCCGATGGCGCGTTCACGGGTCGTGCTCATCACCGACCACACTTTCCCGGTCCACGTGAGGAACCCGACGCCATCCACATAGGCGGTGTCGGCTCCGACGATGTCCAGCGCCCGACGGGCGTTCGCGATGTCGGTCCCCTCCATCGGGACCCGCTCCCGGCGGGGCCGGGCCGGCTTCGGCGGCGTCTTCTCCGGAGCGGTCCACGCGGGCGCATCGGAGACCGCCTGGTGCAACGCGGCGGCGAAGGCGGCCTTCTCTGCGGCGCGCCAATCGGCTAGGTCTTTCCGCCCGGCCGGAATAGTGAGCACCCGCGACGGGCGGCCCAGCTCGGCCAGACGCGCGCCAAGGGCTTCGTTGAACTCGCGGCCGGAACGGTCGTTGTCCCCCGCGAGTACAAACCGCGCCCCTTCGGCCGCGCCGTCGACCAGCTCCCGCGCGGTGCGCGCCGAGCGAGCGACTCCGGAGCCCCGGACGGCCACGGCGGTGTACCCGGCGGCCACGGCTGTGAGTGCGTCCCCCGGCCCCTCAGCCACAAGGACCGTGTCGAAGCTCCCGGAGGTGCGGAACACCCCCGTTGCCGACCACCTCATACCTTCGGCCGGGCTTGCGAGGTTCACCCAGCGGGCCGGGCACGCGCCCCCGACGTCGCGGCCCTGAAGCCCGCGCGGGGTCCCGTGCCAGTCGAGCATGGGCACGACAAGCCGGGGATGCGCGGTGTATGCCTGCGTGCGGAAGTCACGGCCCGGGGTGTTCACCGTGCCGTCGTCGTACCCAAGCTGAAGCTCTCGCCCCATGTCCTCGGTCACCCCGAAGCGCTCGAAGGCGTACGCGGCGCTCTCGGAGCTGGGAAGGCGGCTGGCTGCGGCGGTGACGTACTGCATGAGCGCTGCGACGGCGCCCGGGTCCAGGTCGACGGGCGGGACGTCGGAGAGCGTCGGCTCACCGGTCACCCGGAACAGGTCGGCCGTCCTTAGCCCGGCGGCCGTCAGCACCGCGTCGGCGGAGCACCCGGCGCGGCAGTGGATCAGCGCCCGTCCGTCGGGCTTGAGCGAGACGAACAAGGACGGACGTCCGTCCTTGTGCGCCGGGCAGGTCACCAGGACCCCGCCCCGGTCTTCGAGCACGGCCCCGCCGCCGAGTTGCTGAAGCAGCGCGTCAACGTGCATGAACAGACTTCTCCTCTTCTTTGGTGTGTGCACCACATGTGATCCCCGCGGCCGACGTCGGTGTGTGCACAACAAATAACGCACCGAAGAAACTTACGCAAGCTCCAAACTGACGTTTCCACTGATCCACGTGATCTAGATCAAGTGGATAGGTCTGATTCTGAATCTGGGTTGCGGCGGCTTCCGATTGACCTGCTGGCGGACGGACAGTCGGCTTGCTAACGCACTAGCCGACTAGCTAACGCACCAGCTAACGCACTAGCCGACTAGCTAATGCACTAGCGGACGCACTAGCGGACAGGCTTGCGAGTGGTTTTGCGGCCTGCCTTACACATCGAACTACCGGCTGACTTGCTGGCGGCTAATTGGTTACAGAAGCGAGGTTGCAATCGGTGTATCAATCGGTAAGGAAAACCGATGGGGTAAATCAGTGCCGCAATGAGAAACGAGAAAAGGCCCCCGAGACCGTCCGTGCGGACAGCCCCGGGGGCGGGTGAAGCGGTGTGCCTACACGGCACCCTTGATGACGATCTCCGGACGGTGGTACTCCACGTGCCGACCGCTCTTCGTGTCGTACTCGACGAAGGTCAGCTTCAGATCGGCCGCCATTGCGCCGTCCGCCGCGCTTAGCGCGCGCTCGATCTCCGGCAGGTCGTTCACGAGCGACCAGGATCCGGACGAGAAGAGAAACAGCCCGACGTCCGGGTCGTCGGCCAGACGGAAGCGCAGCGAGATGTCCGGCTTCGGGCCTCGGCCGCTCTTGGCCTGTTCCTTGCGCTTGGCCAGTTCGCGCGGGCAGCCGCACGCCTCGCCGATCTCGGTGTCGTCCGGGTGGCCTTCGGTGAAGTACGCACCGTCACAGATGTGGATCGGCCCGGCCTGCCCGTAGAGGGCCATGCGGGTGCGCAGCGCGGCGGCGTCCTCGATCACGATGGACACGCGCGCGGCGTCGGTCATCACCTGGAGGTTGTCGGACTTGTCGGTGTCCCACTCCTCCGGGGTTCCGCCGTACAGCTCGGCCATGCGGTCGGCGACGTCCGGGTCGTCGGTCGTCACGCGCCACTCGGACAGAGCCTTCGGGCGGCGGCCGATCAGGATGCCCGAGCGGAACCGGCCGACAATGTCATCGGCGAAGGTGCTACGCGCCTTGGGCTTGGCATCCGGATCGGTCTCGAAAATACGCAGCGACAAAAGGGATTCCTCGCTGTCGTGTGCGGGCCCGGCTGGTCCGCAGTGGTGCAGAAGTTCAGAAGCGGAACGGGTCGCGGTAGCCCAGACTGCCCAGATTGCCCAGCAACCTATCCGCACGACGAGCTGCGGCCATGCGTTCGTCGGCGAGCTTGCGCGTTTTTGCGGCCTTCTCCCGCTTGGTTCGTTCGGCGGCGGACTCGTCGGCCGCCTTGACAAGCGTTTCGCCGATCTCCCGCGCCTGGTCCTCGGTGAGGGGTAGTCCCTTCGCCGTACCGTCGTCGGTGGTGATCTTCACCGTGGCCGCGTTGCCGTCGCCGCCCTGGACGCGGTTCACGCGCAGCGTTCGGCGGTGTGCGGTGACCACGGCCGGGAACCTTGAGATCTGTTCGACCTTCGCGCCGGTCGGAAGGGTCTTCGGGTCGGGCTTGGTGATGGTCTCGTACGTGACCTTGTGCGTTGCCATGAAACGGTTTCCCCTCTACTTCGTGGTTGCGCGACGTTCGGAGCCGGTCGAAGCCACGGACTCGAACAGCGGCTTTCCGATGACGGTTGACGATTCGGTGGTGACCCAGTCGAACACCTTGCGCAAGTTCAGGAAGTGACCGAACACGCCCGTGTCGACGCGGGCGGGAACGAGCTTCCAGCCCTCCGGTCGCAGGTGCAGCACCGCGCCCGCGTGGATCTCCGGAATGGCCACCTGTTCGCCGTCCTGCGTCACGATGTGGTCCGCGTAGGCATACGCGGAAAGCTGTAGCGCCACCTCGTCGTGAACCCCGGAACGAGTTGACTTCGCGTCGAGCATCACGGTTTCGCCCTCGATATCACAGACAGCGTCGAAGGAACCGGCGTACTTGTAGGTGTCGGACCACACCGCGTCTTCGATGAACCGGTAGCGCGGCTGGTAGCGGTCGTGAAACTCGTTGATCCACCGGACGTAGGGCTCAAGGTCCGGATGCTGCCTGCCGACCTTGTCCCCCCGGGCCAACTTTTCATACAGGGCATGTACTTCCGTGCCGACGTCGGCCGCTTCGTTCGTCGTCCGGCGGTGAGCCCGCTTGAGGTAGTCCACCGCGCCGGTTGGGTCGTTCATGGCCAGCCCGACAACGGGGCCGATGTTGGACACGGCCGACTCGGCGGTGACCTTCGCGGCCCAGTAGGTGAGGAAAGGCTTGGGAAGCATGGAAATCACGGACGTAACGCCCGGGACCTTCTCGCGGGTCTCAGGGTGCACGTAGAACCGTGAACCTCCGCGCTTGATTGTTTTTACTGCACTCACTCGGTTTCCCCTCTGTCGCACTCTCTCGTCTCGTTCAGTGGCGGTAGAGGCGCGCAGGGGGACACGGTTCGGCGAAAAAGTTTTCAGACATGAAAAAGTCCCTGTCCCGCAAGGGAAAGGGGCTCAGAAGCGGAACGGGCTACGGCCCGTCGGGAGTCAGCCGGGCACGCAGGCGGCCACACGCGGCGGCCGTGTCGGCAAGGACGACACGAAGCTTCTCGGCCGTGTCGGCGTCCACCGTGGACGCTTCCGGCGAGTCGACGAGCGCGACGGCGAGCGTGTGCAGCTCCGCCACCCGGTCGGCGAAGCTCCCCGCTTCGGTGGCCTGCTCGTCGTCGGGGCCGGACGCGCCCTTGCGGCGCGGGGTGTTGCGGTCTACGGGGTTAAGCCCGTAGTCAGCGAGCTGCACGGGCGTGAGCCGCTTCCGCAGCTCTAACCCGACCTGGTGACGGACGGACACGCGTACGGCCTCCGTGCGCGAGCGGTCCAGTTCGGACGCTTCGTACACCGCGTTGACGGCTCCCCGGTACACATAGGAACGGCCCGCGTAGTCCGGCCGCCCCTTGCTGTCCTCGAACGTCGCGCGGAGGTCCACCAGGACCCGGGCGAGCTCTACCTTGGCGTCTGTCGAACCGTGGACCACCGCGTCACGAACGAGTCCGGCCCCGTGGGTGATCAACCGCTGTTGCGCAGTCGTGTAGTCCGCCTGTGCTTCCATGCGCTCACCTTCTCACGACGAAGGGCTAGCCCGGAGATCCGAGCTAGCCCCGTGAACATGTTCACGCATCTAAGTCAGTGTCAGTCGTCGTCTTCGTCGCGGGGCCGAAACGGGGTCATGCAGTTCCCGCAGAGGATCGGGGCGCGCTCCAGGCGGCCGGGGGTGATGGGGAACGGGTCGGCCGTCGCGCAAATGCACGTGACGTAGATCCTCTTTCCGCCGCGCGAGCCGCCCCGGGAACCCCGGCCGCGCTTCTGAGTGCCGCCGTCGCCACCCTCTCCGCCGTCGCCCCCGTTGCCCTTGGTGCCGATGCCCTGTCCGTTCTCGAAGCGTCTGCCGTCTGCGAGGTATGCCAGGCGGGCGGCTTCGAGCTTCTCGATGATCTTTTCGTACTTCTTGGCGGTCTCGTCGGTGATCTCGACCTGAGAGAAGCCGATGGACTTGTGCGGCTCCTTGCCCTCTGGCCAGATGAGCCCCAGCTCGTTCGCGGCCTTCACAAACACGCGGTTGTGGCGGCCGTTGATGTTCGTTCCGTGCTCCTTGCGGGCGCAGTTCAGGCCGTGCGCGGCTTCGTGCAGAAGGGTTTGCATGATCCGGCGGCCAGGCAGCCCGAGCAGCTCCCCGGAGACGAACAGCTCCGGCGCGCCGGACAGCAGCTCGTCCACGACGGTCGGGGTCTTGCCCTCTTCGTTGTCGGTCAGCCAGCGGCCCGGCCAGAAGTGCGCCCACTTCGGGTTCTTGCCGTGGAAGCCCGAGCCGGTCACCGCGACGACGGTCGGGATCTCCGGGTGCTTGCGCTGGATCGTGCGCCACGCCATCTCAATTGCCTTGATGATCTGCGATCCGGTGTTCGTCATGTCGCTGTCCTCCCTGGCCGGTGTGATGCCACAATGTTAGTACGTGAACATGTTCACGCACCTTTGTTTGTGGTGCACACCACAAATGGCCAGCTGTGCCGGGGTTGGCGTGCACACCACAACCGGAGGCCCCGCGGCCGGCTCGAGTGCGCTTGATGTGCACACCACAAGCCGGACGCGGGCAGGGCACGGGTTCAGTCGGCCGGGGCGGTCTCCGGCTCCAGCTCCGGCGCGGCCTCGATGTCCTCGAACTCGTAGTACTGCGTCGACAGGCCCCGCTGATCGGCCGGAACGGCGGTCACCCGGCGGTGGATCTCGACGCCCGCGACGAGCGAGACCGCAGCGGCGGCCACGTCGAGACGAGCGCTATCCGGCAGGCCGGGCACAAGGTTGCAACGAGCAGGCCCACCAGCGCGCCCGCGAGCGAGGGCACCAGGGCCGGGAACCGGCGGATGCAGGCGATCACAGTACGTACTCCTTCACGAACTGGTGGACACGGTCGGCAAGCGCGTCCGGAGTGGAATCGTTGATCACGGTCGCGTCCGCGCGGATGGCGCCGGACTCGGTCTCGGACACGTGGGGGTCAGGACCAGGCAGACCGGGCCGCTGAATACGCAGGATGACGAAGCCACGGCCGCGCAGCTCGTCCGCTTCGTTGCGGAAGCGGACGTCCGGGACGACCACAGGGCCACGCACCAAGCGGACGCGATCGGTCAGCGCCTTGACCCACACATCCGGCCCGAGCGTGTCCCGGACGCTCACGCCGAGGCGCTGAAGGACCCGCCGAGCCTCCGGGTAGTCGTCCTTCGTCCTCTCCCAGCCCACTCGGTCGACCACGTCCGCGAGCCACTCACCCTCCCGCAGAATCGGGCTCGTCTCGTAGGCCACGGCCTTGAGCGGGTCGGCGAAGCCCAGCCGCGTGTATCCGTAGTCCCGGACGAGAACCCCGGCGGCGGTGTCCTTTCCGGACCGCATCCGGCCGACGATGCCGACAGACCTTTGTGTCATCTCTGCCCCTCCCTGTGGCTGCCCCTTGCTTCGTGTTCAGTGGCGGTAGGAGGACGTAGCGGGACACGGGCCAGACCCGGGTGAGGTCCCGGCCCGCCCGAAGACCTCTCAGAGCTTCAGCGCCGCGAGCGTGCGCGGACCCGCGATGCCGTCCGCAGTGAGCCCGGCCCTGCGCTGGAACTCCTTGACGACACTTTCCGTACCGACCCCATAGACACCGTCCGCCGTGAGATGCGAGTACGCGGGGTACCAGGCGTTGAGCCGCCGCTGAAGCGCGGTGACCGCCGGACCCTGCGAACCGCGCTTGAGCGTGGTCCCCGGTTGCGCAGGTGCAGGACCGCCCCCACCAGTGCCAGGAACAGACCCCCCAAGACCGGCAGCAATCCGTGCCCAGGTGGCGGGACCGACGATCCCGTCTGCGGTGAGGTGCTGGGCGGACTGGTACCGCTTGACGGCGGCTTCGGTGTCAGCTCCGAAAATGCCGTCCGCCTTGAGACCAAGGTATCGCTGAACCAACGCGACGTCGGCCCCGGCGGAACCACGCTTGACGGTGGCGTGGCCGCCGGAGCCGGGAGCAGGAGGGGCCGGGGTGCCGCCGTTCAGCCGGGCCGCGACCGCAGCCACGCGGGCATAGGAAGCGTTGATCTCGAAGTGCATTTCGTCCCGACGGCCCGTGTAGTCGCCGCCCCATCGAACGACGTTGTCCACTTCGGACAGAATGCGGTGGATCTCGGCGACCTGCCCGGCGGTGAAGGTGCCGCGCTTGCCGAGCGGGTGCCGGGTGGCGTTGGCATCCACGGCGGTCGCCGAAGCGTGGTTGCTCGTGATGGTGCTGCCCCGGATCGGGCGGTTCGCGTAGCCCCAGTCGTCCGCGCCCGCGTCCAGGTCCTCTACCCGGCGGTCGAACTGCGCGAGCACCCACACGAGCACGTCTCCGGCCGGGCCGTCTGCGACGACCACTCGGACGTTCGTTCCGGGCACCGTGCGGGACCGGCGGGCGGGGTCGACGGGCCAGCCATTCTGAGACACAGCCATATGAACTCCTCTGGGGTGAAGGGAAAAGGGGAAGGTCGGCCCGAGACGGGCCGGGGCCGGGGTGGTGTGCACACCACAAGGGGCGCGCCCGCGGCCGGCTCGGGTCCGGTTGTGGTGCACACGGCACGTGGGTGTGCAGGTCAGTAGCCGAAGCCGCGCGGTTCCAGCGGCCATGCGCCGAGCTGGTCCGGGAACGGCGAGGGCTCTGCCGGGGACGGCTCCGGAAGGGCCGGGGTGCCGAAGACCGGAACCGGGAGCGGGGGAACCGGTTCCGGCAGGACCACCCGGCCGGGCTGCGGCGGATCGGACGGGGGCGGGTCGTCCGGCGGCGCGGGCTCGTCCTGGACGACGGCCCGCCGCGCCCGCAACGCCGTGCTCGGGGCAGGCGTGCCTTGCAGTAGCGTCCCCTCTGCCGTGGCCGTCGGGTACGTCGAGAGCGGGGCAAGGAACACGTACTCCGGCTCAAAGGCCAGCACGGCGTACGTGTTTTCGGTGGGCGTGATCCACGTGAGCAGCACATTGGCTTGCTCATTGGTGAAACCGTGCGCGGTCGCGTCGTCCCACACATCGGCCGGTCGCGTGTAGATCACGTGGTCCTTGGTGGCCTGGACCTTGTACCGGACAACGCACTTCCGCAGAACGGAGATGGCTTCGGTATCCTCCCACTCGTCCAGCGGCATTCCGTGCAGCCACGCGATTTCGAAGACATCAACGTTGTATCTGTTCGGATCGGTCAGCCCGTTCATGGTGAACGTCCGTGTGTTCGTCGTCAGATTGCCCAGCGTCGCGGTGAAGCGGAACGTCATTGACGCCTGCCCGTACACCTGGACCATGAACCGAGCAACCATCACCGGGTATTTCGGGTTGACCATGCCAACGGTGTAGATGGCTCGTTCGCCGTCCCTGACCCGCATTTCGCGGGCCACGATTCCGTCCACAGTGGCGAGCCGGTCCATGTACGTGACCTTGCGTTCCCCTCGCTCCAAGGCACTGATCCGCTCGGAGAGTCCACGGAACTCGGCTTGCAGGGATGGCGGCAACGTAGGGTTAGCCACTCTTGTCATCACTCCCAAACACGTCCCGCGACGCGGCCGTCAGCGTGATCTGTTCCGCGCTGGATTCGCTGACAGACACGGAAATCTCCGTGATCCGCCACATGCCGTCAATCGCGACCAGGCCGTAGCCGCCGCGCACGGTCACCGCGTCACCAAGGTCGACGTCGTCCAGACCGGGCGCACTGTCCGGATAGAGCACGATCGCGGGCAGTACGACGGGGGCCGCGCCGGTCCGTACCCGCTCCTCGGCCTTCGCCTTCAACGTCGCGTACTCCTTGATGTCCGAAAAGGACTCGATTGCCTCCAGCCGGGGGAATACCTTCGACGGGCTCCCTGCCGACGCCCAGACCTGGTCCGCGCCGTCGCCTGGACCGAGCGCAAAGGCGTGCGTCACCACTGATTTGCCGCCGATGCTGGCACCTGTGATGGAGCAGTTCCGGCCCTGCTCCAACATGAGCGACCGGGCGCGTCCGACCGCCGGGTAGTGCACCCGGAACGTGGTAGGCAGGTCATCCCCGCGCCACGCGGCGTCGAACGAGAAATCAAAGCCGTTGATCACGGCGGCGAGCTGTTCCACCGCCTCGCCAATGTTCTTGTGCTCGGACTCCTTGTAGGTCCGGTCCCGCTTGACTCCCGTTTTCTCGTCGCCGGGCTCGATCATCCCCAGCCGTGAGCCCTCCCCGTACTGCCCGGCATGCTGAAGCAGCGCGCGGGCAATGTCGGCCTGGTCGGTCTGCGTGAACGCGGTCGTAGCGTGGTAGTGACGCAGCCGGAAGTACGAGAGCCACCCTTCACACTGCAAATCGAGAGTGCCCGCCGCAAAGTCGGCTTGCCTGTCCCACAGGAGACCGGACCAGACGATTCGGGACGACCGCTCGATGTAGATCGCCGTCGCCCCGCCTCCTTCAACGGTCTGGGGGTTGACGTGCGCCACGCCGGGATTCAGGGGAATCGTGATGGAAGCCGAGCCGGGCGCATTGAGCGTGGACGTGTACGACAGCTTCTGCACTGGCAGCTCTCCGTGGATGATGCCGGACAGGACATCGCGGAACAGGACGCGATAGGTGGGCGTCACGCAGCCCCGATGTCTTCCAAGAGGAGGCAACGGCCGCCGTCGCCCGGGAAGGTGATCGTCGGATCGCCGTTCGCTGCGGCACTGATCCCGAGGGTGTACGTACCACTCGTCGTCACCGTGAACGTCGTGAGGAGGTCCCATGGCTGGCGGGTGACGTTGTTCTTGAGAATTCCGGACGAACGAAGAATCGGACTGGTCAGCGTCACCGATGTTCCGGCAGCTAGCCGAATATTGGCCGTCCCGTTCGGCGGCCCGGTTCCTGCCGCGAAATGGTTGGTCGTGAACGTCGCCTTGTAGCGTCGCCCGGTCGACAGGGGCACGGTCAGCCGTTCCATCAGAAGCTCGGCGTTAAATGTGTCGGTGGTCGTGCGCTTCACCTCGCCGACCCAGCCGCGCGGCAATGCCGGATCGCTCACCCCGGCCCACATGGACCCGTTCCACGCAAACACGTGTCCGCTGGACGCATCCATCCATAGCTGACCTGTGCGTCCGACTGGCGGCTTCTTCAGACCGGCGAGAGTCGGCCCGGAAATGTAGTGCTGAGACTCGGTGAATCGCTGGTCGAACACGGACGGGACGACACCCTTGGAGGCAGCGGGCACCGCGAAGTCGCACACCACGAACGCGTTGGGAACCACCGGCGGCACCGGCGACGCGGCGGGGGCACCCTTGCGGATCTCCATTGCCCACCGGCCCGTATCGGTGGCGGTCGCCGGGGGAATCACGTAGGCCACGAGCCGGTCTGTCCGGTCCCGTGTCGAGTCGGCCGGGTCCAGTCTCAGCGCCACGCTTTCCGTCGACTCAACGATGTAAACGCCGGTTTCGTTTGCTGCGGCAGGGATGACCGCCTGCCCCGGGGACACGGTGGCAGAATTTCCGGACAGGGTCACCGTGAAGTCATACTGACCGAATACGCCTACAGTCGCCGCTACCATTTGCCCCAGAATCCGGCGCATAAGACCGGCCGCATATTCTGTGTTGTCACAGAATATTGGCGGCGTATTCATTTGTTGAACTAAAGCCATGCAGGCGAAGCCTCCAAAAGATCAAACCCACGTAGGTGACCATTCGCATACCAGCTCTGCGTCATCGCCAGAATCCGAGCCAATCCGGCGTCCTCTAAACACAAACTCGGTCAGGCCGGGAGGGCATGTGAGCCATGTGTTTCCGGTGCCGGATGTCAAGAATCGTGGTGCTACCCCGTTGAGAAGCACTTCATGTGTGTAGGTGTCGACGTCTAGCCACTCGTCGCGCAGCAGTGCATACGAGAGCGTGAGAGCTTCACCAGTGCGCCTATTCACTATCTGCGGGTCGGCGACTGCGCCGCGAACGGTGAACTTTGGGTATGCGATGAAATTTCCGTCGTTCAGAACACGGACGATTCCCCGTTCGGCTGCTCTTCCGAAGCGGATAGGGAAGCGGAACGGCGTTCGTGTTCCACCGCCGGGCGAGTCGGGGTTCGCCAAGCTCGTACGCCCTGACAACAGCTCCGGCGTCACAATGATCGGACTCGGGCAGTACAGCTCGGCCGTCACCATGGCCAGGTGGTTCGAGTACTCGACGTTGACCGGGATCGCGCGCTTACGCACGCGCGCGGACACGAACCGCCTGCCGCCGCCCGCGACGCCGGGGAACCAGAACGTGAAGGGCGCATCCGGCAGGGCGGGTGAAAACGCGGCCATGACGTCGGCAAGGGCAGCGTCGAACTCGGTGGCATCCCGGCCGTACACCTCGATCGTGAGGGACACGGTGCGTGAACCGAGGTAATCCGGCCCGCCTACTTCGCCGTGGCGGGCGAGGGCCACCTGGTCCGATGTGCGCAGGCCCGGAGTGTCCAGCAGGCCGTCTACGGCCACCAGGGACAGCGCAGAGTCCGGGGCGCCGATTACCAGGCCCCGGTACTCCGCCATCCACTGTCCGGTCAGGTTCAAGGCTGCCCGTTGCGCGGCGGCGAATTGCTCGCGTTGAACCTGCATCCGGCCTACCTCCCGCCTGTTCTCATGGCCCATGCCACTTCGCGGCCAATGGCGTAGGGATTGGCGTTTGTCTGCGCGTAGACATTCACGGTCGCGCCAGTTCCACGCCCTGCGCCGGCTGAGGCATGATTGGGAACTACTTGAGCGCCTTTCGGTAACAGCACTTGTTCGGGTCCGCGTTCGCCGACGGTGTAAACTCCGGTAGCCGAAATTGGGCCGCCCATGGCGCGGAAGGGGTTCAGGCTCGACAGGAAATTCTTAACGTCGTTGAATCGATCGCGGATCCAGTTCACTGCGCCGCGGATTTTATCGGTGACCCAGTCGATCGCATTCGCGATTCCATCTCGAATTCCTCGGCCGATGTTTGCGAAAAACTCGGTGACATTGGACCAGGCATCAACGACTGCATTCTTGGCGCTGCGGACCTTGTCGACCACCCAGTTGAACGCGAAGACGACTGCGTCAACGACTGCTCGCCCGGCGGCCGTTACCGCGCCGACTATCGCGTTCCAGGCGTCGACAGTCAATTGCTTGACGGTGTCCCAATTCGCGATGATCAACGTGACCAGTCCGGCGACTGCGGTGGTAATCCAGCCAATCGGCCCCATCGCCGTGACCCAGGCCGCGGCCATCTGCGCGCCCCGGATGACGCTTTCCAGCCCCAGGGATACCCATCCGGCGACGAGCGAGGCGAACGCGGGAACCTGCGCCGCAAGCGAGGCCAACGCTTCCACTTTGGACTGAACCCACGCGCCAACGACTTGAGCGCCGGACACGAAGGCCTGAGTGCCCATGAGCACCCATGCCGCGCCGAGCTGAACGAAGGCGGCCGCCTGTACCCCGAGCGATGCGAGAGCCTCCACTTTGGAAAGGACCCACGCGGCTGCCACTCGCGAAGACTGCAGGAAGCTCTGTACGCCAAGAGAAACCCAGGAGGCGGCAAGCTGCGTGAGCGCGAGTGACTGTGCGGCAAGCGAAGCAATCGATTCGACCTTGGCCGAGACCCACGCCGCGACGGTCTGTGCCGCGCTGATCGTGGCCTGGACACCCATTGCTACGAGCGCGGGCAGGAACACGGAACCGATGACCCCGGCAACGATGGACAGCCAATCGCTGTTCCGTCCGACCCAATCCACAAGAGACCGAAGCGCGGGAATCACCGTGTCGTTCACGATCCCCGCTGCCGCACCCACGGCTGGGCCGAACACGGCGGCCAGCACTCCCGCCACCTTCTCGATAAGCGGCACCACGTAGGTACCGAGAACGGTCACTAGCCCGCCGGACAAGGTCCTTCCGAACACTTCAAGTCTTGCCTGCGCGTTGTCGTGCAACGTGTTCCCCGCCGCTACGGCTGCGCCGGATACCTGACCCAAACTCATGACGGCGGTCGATGGGTCAAGCGCGTACAGCGCGTCCTGAAGATCTTCCGCCTGCGTACCAAAGAGATTGACGGCCGCTGTTGAGCGCTTCACCGGGTCAGGGATAGCGCGCAGCCGGTCAAGTGTGAGGTCAAGCGCTGCGGCTGCGACCGGCCCGCCTGCGGCGAGCTTGCCTGCCATTTCCGACGCGCTCAGGCCGATGGCCTTGAAGCCGTCTTCGGTCGTCTTGCTGCCATCCTTCGCGCGGATGGCGAATTCCTTCAGCGCGTCGGCGACCTTGTCCGCATCGCGTGCGCCCGCCTGAAGTCCTTGAGACAGCAGACCGGTCGCGGTCTTGCCGTCCAAGCCCAGGCTGCGGAACATCGTGCCGTACTCGTTGAGCGTGTCCAGGAAGTCGCCGGACTTGTCGACCCCGTGTTGGAACCCGGCGGTGATAATGTCGAACGCCTCATCGGCGTTGCCCGCAAGACCGGTCCGGATCATCTGGCCCACGGCGCGGGTCACTCCGCCCAAGTCCTGATCGAACACGGCCGCCGTGTCGGATGCCTTCGCCGCGATGCGTTCAAGGTCGGCCTGCGATGCGTCACGGAGACCGTCGATGTTCTGGACGACGCCGCGAATCGCTTCGGTAACGTCGCCCATCGATTCGCCGTAGCCCTTGGCGTACAGCGAACCTGCCGCAGCACCGTAGGCCTTCGCCTGTGCGCCGGTCGCGCCAAGCTGCGCGTTCAGCTTGTCCGTCAACGACTCTTGCGAGATCGCGTCGGAGATGGCGTCACCGATCCCGGCGACCGCGCCGGACACCACGGCGAACTTCGCCGCCATTCCGGCGACCTTGGACGCGACATTGCCCAGGGAGACCCCGAACCCGGAGACGGCTTTGTCGCCGTCGTCGAGCTTGCGGGTCAGGTCGGATACGTCTCCGAGGATCGTGACCTTGATCGGCTTTGCCACGGGCACCCCCTCACGTCATGACCGGGGTACGGCGGATACCCGGCTCGTCGCCTCCGCCTCCCCTGCGGTTGCGGGCCTTCAAGTCTTTGTCCATTGCGGACACGAGCGCGTTGAACTCGTCGAGCCGCAACGCCTGTAGGTCCGCCCACGTGACCCCGAAATGGGCCACGAGCCGCGCTTTCGTTACTGCGCGGCGGGTCCGGTAGGGTCCGGCTTCACCGGGCTCTCAACGCGGATCTTCAGGTCACCCGCCTGTTCGATCGTGAACATGGGGTCCTCGCGCCGCTTGATCACGAACGCGAGTGCGCGCAGGAACTTGCCCTTGCGAGTGCCCGGCTTGGCCACGGATTCGATGGGCGCATCGATGATATCTTCGACGGTCTCGATTTCGGCAATCGTTAGTTCATCGATGTCGATGGAAATGAACTCGGACAAGAATTCTCCTATCTATGAACCGAGGGCGCGCCGGACGAGCCGGGTGATCCGGTCGCGGAACACGGCGGTGTACTCGTCCTGCTTCTGCCCGGCGGTGCGGAAAAGTAACGGCTGCGCGCGGATGCGCCGCTTGCGCCAACCGAAATGAATCGGCCCGGCATACGGCACGGAGCTGCCCCGCCCGGCGCGGACGATGGCCCCCTTGACGCTCGCCGACGGCTTGACGGTGCGGGCCAGTCGGCCGGAGCGGTGCGGAGCCGCACGGCTCGCGGGCTGGGCCACCACGTCGGCGGTGTCCTTGTGCGCCTGCGCCAACGCCTTGCGCAAGTCGTCGTCCTTGGTGCGCCGGATGGCGGCGCGCAGCTCTTTGAGTCCGTCTACGCGGACCTCGAAGTCGCGGGCCACGGGATCGCCTCCTTTGTGGTGTGCACACCAAGCGCCGAGCGGCTCAGATGCCCGGCGGAGGGGCCGGGGTCGCGCGGGCCGGCTCGGTATAGACGAGCTTCAGGGCGTCGGTGGTGCCCGGGTCGAGAATCCGGAACGGCAGTTCCATCGTGGTGACTTCATCGATGGACGCTTCCGGGGAATCGCCGGTGAACTGGATCGCCGGGGCCTCGATCACGAACGACGCGGGCTTTCCGTCGCTCGCCTTCGTCGCACCCGCATACGTGATGCGCGCGGACAGCACCGCCCCGGCAATGAACGCTTCGTAGAGCGCAAGCGTCGAGTCGTCGAACTCGGCTTCGATCGTTCCTTCGTAGGTCGGCACGGCCGCCCGGACGGGCACCTTTTTCAGCGGGTTGGCACGGACGAACCGGCGGTCAGTCTTCAGGCCGGACTCGGCCGACACGCTCCACTTGGTGACGTCGAGCGGGGTGTACGCGGACGCGCCGGGCGTCTTCAGTTCGACCACGCCCGCCGTCCAGTCGTATGGGAACGCCTCGGCCGGGTAGACCGGCGCCAGCGGGGCCGCGCCGTGCGTGACGGTCTGGAAGTCGAAGCCGACCTTCACCGACAGCGGCGAACCGACTTCCTGCGTGAACTCCATCGTGGTCGCGACGCATCCGACGTGCCGGAACGCGGTGACCCCGCCGGATGCCTTCGGGCGCACCATTTCGGCGGTGAAGCTCTTGCCGCTTCCGGTGCTCGCGGAGGTGAACGTGTGCACGGTGGTCTTGCCTGCGGCCTTGGCGTCGTGGCGGTCGAAGGCGGACGCGAACAGGGTTGCGGCTCCGGCGTCGAGTACATCGCACTCGATCTCGCCTTCGCCTCCCATGTCCACGATACGGCGGCGGTCGGCGCGGGCGGTCTGAAGACCAATGCGGAAGCCGACGCTCTCCATGAACTCGCGGGTGGTCTTCCACGAGTCGCCCTTGCCTTCGTAACCGTCCACTGTGGATGCAGCGACGCCGTAGGCGGTCTCTGCGCCCAGGGCGATTGATGCGTCTAGCGCCACTCGGGCGTCCTCCTAGGTGTATATGCGTGCCCGGAGCATGAGAGTCACGTCCGCTGCGGCCGTTGAGCCGTTGCCGCCTTCGCCGTTGGTCACGGCGACGCGGACGGGGCGGGCGTCGATGAGCCCGGACACGCTGCGCGGGTCGAAGCCGTCGAGCACGGCCGCTTCAATGTCGGCGCGCAGTTCGTAGACGGCGGTTTCCGCTTTGACCGGATCGCCGGGCACGGTGGCCCACGCACGGATGGTCAGTTCGGCGGTGATGTTGGACGGCTTGCGTCGGCCTGCGGCGAGCGCGGCCGGTTCGATCTCCGGTTCCACAGTGTCGGTGAACCACACGGACCGGGTCCGGGCGTCGGCAGGTAAGGCGTAGGCGACCTGAACCCCGGACCCGGCGAACCGGCGCTTGAGCGCCTCATACAGCGCGAGCTTGGCGGCGAGGATGACGTACACGGGCCTCAGCCCCACGGCGGCCGGGAGCGGTAGCGGTTCAGGACCGCATTCACCTCCGGCAGGCTCGTAGGCCGCCAGTTGCCCCCAGCCTGGGCGAGCGAGACCTGTCCGAATTCACTGTTGATGCTCAGCGCCCGGTCAGGCATCCGGGAGTGCAGGTCCACCGCCCACTGTCGCGCGATGGTCCGCACAGCCCACCGGATGGCCGTAGGCGGGCGTTCGGGCCATGTCTGGCCCGTGTAGTCCTCGGCGGTCTCCACGGCGTAGGACAGGGCCTCTGCCAGGTCTGCGTCAGTAATCAGGTCGGCGTCGGCGAGCCCGTCCAGCCGCCGCAACTCCGGCAGGGTCGCGTACTGGTCGAGAGCGACCACGAAGGGCGTGCCCCCCTTTCTTGTGGTGTGCACGCCACGCCACGGCACCGCGGCCGGCCCGGGCGCACGTGTGGTGCGCACACCAGACCGGCCGAGGTGTCAGCGCAGGCGGGACGGATCAGGCACCCGCACCAGTGGCGGGCAGCGTCAGCAGAGCGGAACCGGTCGCATCGACCAGCGTCCCGGCCGCGCGCTGCACGAACTTGAAGCTCACCAGGTCTTCGACGAACTTGGCTTCCGTGCTGCGGGCGACCCGCAGCGGCCCGGCGAACCGGGTCACGAAGCCGGAAAGGTCCGACAGCACGACCTTGGTGTTGTCGTCGTCGAACCCGGCGTCACGCAGGACCGGGCGGCCCATGAGGGTCAGCGCGGAGCCATCGGACACGGACTTGAGCAAGTACTGCCCGTTGCCGTCCTTCAACTTACGCAGGCGGCTAATCGCCTTGCGGCCCATGAGCCAGCTCGCGCGGTTGGCCGCAGCGGTCGGCAAGTCGTAGAACAGGTCAATCACGAAGTCAGCCGCGTCGGCTTCCTTCGTCAGCTTCGCCGGGCTCTCCTTGACCACGATCCCGCCGAGCAGGGCCGCGAGGAAGTCCCGGCCCATCTGGTCGGCCAGGTTCGGCCCGGCGTCGGCGGCGAGGAAGCCGACCAGGTCTACGGCGTCGTCCTGGACCAGCTCGGCCGACAGGTGCGACACGTAGCCGTACTTCTCCGGGCTGTTGCTCACCGTGTCGGTGCCCGGGTAGTTCTCCGGCAGTGCCTCGGCTTCCTTCGGCTTCGCGGTCGGCCGGGCCGGGGTCACGCGCGGGAAGGTCAGCTTCTCGCCCGTGCTGGTGGTGATGCTGCGCGCGCCACCCACGATGACGTTGGATCGCTCGGCGATGATCTCGACGAGCTGCGTGTAGAGCGTGTCCGCCGGGACGGCCTTACCGATCTGCTTGTTCGCCATGTCCACGCCCACGCCCATGACGGCCCGGAACTCCGCGCCTTCGCCGACGTTCAGGCCCCGGAGGGTCGTGTTGTCCTTGGCGCGGGTGTCGGCTGCCTGCGGCTGCGGCGCACCGTGGGAGAGCAGGTTCACTGCGAGGCTGCGGGCCTCTTCGGTGCGCTGCGCGGCCTCGGCGCGGGCCTCGGCGGTGGTGGCGTTGGTGAACAGTTCGGCGAAACGGGTATCGAGCCGGTCCAGGACTTCAAGAATGCGGGCGCTGGTGTCGGTCGCGCCGTCGGCGTCGGCCGCGTTCAGGGCGTGCTCTGCGCGGGCGCGCTCCTCGGCGGTCTCCTGAAGCTCGGTGGTGGTCAAAGTGGTGGTGCTCCCCTTTGCGGTTGGCGCGGCCGTGGTCGGCCGGGCGTGGGATGCCTGGGTGCTGCGGACTTCATCGAGCGCGCGCAGTGCAGCGGAGGTGTCGGGGTAGGCCGGATTCAGGACCGGGCCAAGCTCCACGACGTCGATACGGCGAAGGGTGCGAACCATGCCGCCGTCTCGGGTTTCGGTCCATTCCTGGTCGGAACGTGCGTCTGGAAGGGAGAACGTGAACGAGCTGCCCGCCACCACACCGCGCCGGATCAGCTCGGCGAGGTCGCGGGCAGTACTGGTGTCCGGCAGGTCGATTTCGTACCAGCCGCCGGTGTCGTCTTCGCCGACGCGCAGCCCTGCGCCCGTGCGGGCAAGCGGGGCGTTCACGTTGTGGTTGAACGTGGCCAGCATCTCGTTACGTGCCATCGATTCGCGGCCCGCCCCGCGTTCGACGCGCTCCCGGAACCCGCCAAGGTCATGGGACAGCGCGCCGAAAACGTAGGCGTAGCCGCGAATGGTGATGTTCTCACTCTCGGAACGCAGCTCGACCGGGCGCGCGTAATCGCGCCGTTCAGTCGTCAACAGGTTCCTTCGGGTTCTCGGCGGAGTCCTCTCCGCCGTCCGCCTCGTCGTGCTCGGGGTCGTCGCCCATGCCAGGCTCGGGAGGTGCGTCGGGCTCGTCGCCCGGTTCAGCCTTGGTTTTCCCACCAGACAAGGACATTGGGCCGTCCGGAGTCAGCAACGCAAGGTTGAGCGGGAGCTGGAAAAAGTCGCCGTAGTCGGAGTCCGGAGGAAGGTCTTCCCACGCGCGGACTTCGTTGCGGGTGTAGACGCCCGACGCCAAGCCCACCCGGTAGGTGTCCATCCGGTCTTTGAGCGAACCGCGCTGGATGGCGTCGATGTTCAATCGAACGAACGCACGTTTGTCGCCCGTGTCGGCGACCAGCAGCGCGGTCAGCGCCTCTTCGATCCGCTCCACCCACGGCCGCGTGGAGTACTGCGCGAAGCTCGTGTTCTGCTCAGAAAGCCCGCTGCCCCAGGATGTTGAGTTCGTGGCGTCTGCAATGAGATGCGGCGGAACCCCGAAAAGCCTTGCCACGTCGGGCACCTGGAACTGTCGCGTCTGCAAGAACTGCGCTTCGTCCGGCGAGATCGTGACCTTCTGGAACGTCGCACCCTCGGTCAGGATCGCCAGGCCGTGCCGATTTCCCCTGCCCCCGTGAATGTTGCGCCACGTCTGCCGCGCAGCCCTCAAGCCCTCGGGCGTCATCGGGCCGGGCACATTGACGACCGCACCAGGAAGCGCGCCGTCAGCGAAGAACGCGGCCCCGTACTCCAGCGCGGAGAGCGCCGACCCGATCGTGAGCGACGCGGCCTTCAGCGGCGACACGCCGCGCAGCTCTCCGGCGAGCGGAAGCCCTTGCAGATGAACGACATCCTCCGGGCCGAGCGCACCAACCACGTCGGACGGTTCCTTTTCCCCGGCAACGGAAAGCTGATACACCAAGCACTTGCGGCCGGAGCGGGTCGCGACGTAACGCGGCTCCACCATGGACGCGGGAATGACGTCGAGCGCCACCACCCGGCCGCCGACCCGGGAAACCAGGATGTAGGCGTTCCCTTCAAGCAGAAGGCTTGTCATGATCTGGCCGAAGAACGCAATCCGGCCGATGTCCGGATTCGGCTTGATCAGCCAGTCAGGGGCCGCGAGCGGGCGTCGACGTCCGGCAACGCGGCGGTAGGCGTCCACGGGAAGCGTCGCAATGGCGTCCGTCAGCAGGCGAACGCAGGCGAACACCGCCGACACCTTAAGCGCGGTCTCACGCGTCAACGGCTCATCGGCCGGGGTGTCAGTGCCGAACAGCTCGGCCGTGGTCGTGGCTTTCTCGACGGATCCGGGCGCGGAGCGTTTCTCCACAAAGGACAGGAACCCCAACTAGCGCGCCCCTCCCTTCGACCTCGCGACGCAGACCGCGCCGACCACCCCGAACGCTCCACCCGCAAGCCACGCGGCCGGGCCGTAGATCTGGCCCACCCCCACGGCCATCGCGGCAGCGCCTGCGGTAGCGATCAGCTCCGCGACATTTCCCCGCGCTTTGGCCGCGAGTCGTTCCCCTAAGCTCGGTTTCTCCATCACACCCCCGTCACCACTCGTCGTCCTCAAAGTCGTCCCAGGGCTTGGCGTCCACCAGGAATCCGTCATGCGTGCGGCGGTCTTCGCGGAAGAGTTGCGCACGGTGAAGCGCGCCGATCAAGCACACCGCCAAGTCGATCTTTCTTTTACTGCCAGCGTTTTCCTTCTGAAGGCGCGGGCCTCGGCTGTCTTCGCGCACGACCGCGTTTTCCAGATGCCGCGCTAGCGACGGGTCGCCGGAGTGCGACATCCGGCCCTCTACGATCACCTCGTAGGCGCTCTGCGTCGCGGGAACCATGCGGGCAAGAGAGTTGGTCGGGAACTCCACGACCGGCAAGCCTTCCTCGGCTAGCTCCTGCATGGCGACTTCCCACCGGTACGGATCCCCGGGCACTTCGGCCACACGGTAGATCCCGCATATATCGCGGATCCTCTGCTTCACCTCCGCGAGCGGGGTCCGCCAGTGCGGGTCACCCGGCGGGGCCTCCCAGTGCCCAAGGACTTCCGCGTGCAAGTCGTCCAGACGCACACCGACGATGCCGGTGGAGTCACCTTTCCACGCTGCGTCAACGAAAGCCACAATCTCATCCCCACGCGCAAGACGCCTATCCGGCCGGGCGAGCGCGTCCCACGCACCGTGAGGAAGCCACGTCGAACCGCCCCGGACGAACTGATTTAGCCGGTACATGCGGAAGTTCGCTTCCGGTGTCCGCTTGCAGCTCGCCGCAAAGTCCGCGTGATTCATGATTTCCCACGACGGATTACAGCGCTGCCAGACTTCGGGGTCGCCGTGATCGACGGTCTCCCCGGGCTGGACTCCGTACCAGCGGGACCAGAACGAGGGGTCCTCTTCCTCGCCGGACTCGACGCGGCGGCCGTGCTCGACCATGTCCGCGAACGGCCCGTCCGGCAACGGACCCGCCGTCGAGATCACGAAGAACAGCGGCTCGTTTCGCTGTGCAGAGCCGAGCGTGAGGGCGTCGAACAGGTCGGAATTCTTCGCCTGCGCGTACTCGTCCATCACGATCATGGACGGGTTCAAGCCCTGCTGAAGGCCAGCGTCCGCCGACACGGCCTTGAACCGGCCACCCGTCGCGTGACAGATGATCTGGTCCCGCTGGACCGTGCAGATGTCGGACAACAGCGGGGACATGCGCACCATGCGCGACGCCTCGGCGAACAGTAGCCGGGCCTGGTCGCGGGTGTTGGCCGCGCAGATCACTTCCGGTGCAGCGTCTCGGGTGTCGGCACACAGGTGATACAGCGCGAGCGCGGCGGCAAGCTGTGTCTTGCCGTTTTTCCTTGCTACGCCCAGAATTGCCGTGCGATAGCGACGTCGTCCGTCCGGGGTGAGCCGATAGATTTCGTCGATGACGTCGCGTTGCCACGCGAGCAGACGGAAAGGCTGCCCAAGATACGAGCCACCCAAGGTGAGATGCTGGACGAACCGGCGTACGCGTCGTCCCTCTGTTTTGGGGGACAGCGCTTCAGCCTCCTAGTCGTCGGGGCCACCCAAGATGTCGTCCAAGGTCGTCCGGCGCGCAGCGTTCGCCGCGATGCCCAGACGAAGGCGGGCTTCAAGGTTGAGCCCGAGAGTTGTTTCTATGGCGCGCATTTCCTTCTCCGTGGACTCCACGTAACGCAACGCCGGATGAATCACGGTCTGTCCCGTACTGCCCTCTGTCGTAAGGCCGTCGATGTCCACTTCGCGCAGCAGTGCCGCGCGGCGGTCGTGCAGCTCGCAGTACCGTTCGATGACGAACCGGTCGGTCGCCGGGTGGTACGCGCCGTCCCCGGCCGCCCAGACTGCGCGCCACACTTCGCGCCCGATGTCGCCGAGCTTCGCCGGTACACGCGGGGCGCGTCCGGAATGCACGACCGGAGCAGGAGAATTCCCGGCCGCAGAACGCGGGTTGCCGGAACGATCCTCCGGCGGCTTCGCGCGGGACATGCTCCGGCCTCCCTCTGTGATTGTGGTGAGCACACACCAGGCCAACCCCCGCCGGCCGCGGAACCCCGTTGTGATGCGCACTCCAAGTACACCGATATTTGACTCTACTTCCCTTATTTGACAAGGGAATCTGCGATTGACGGCGCGGGCGAGATGGTAGAATGGTGGTATGCCAACGGCTTCACGCCTGCGCGTTCCTGCCCTCGTGTTCTACTGGATGGAAGGATCGGACGCGGGCACAGCCGCCGCACGCGACGACCGGGCCGACGACGAGCACCACGACCCCGACAGGCTCAGCGCATACCGGAAGATCTTCGCTACCCGGGCACGCAAGGACGGTTCGCGTCACGTCGCCGACCTGACAGCAGACGAGCTGGAAATACTGCAATGGGATGCCGAGTACTTCGAACAGCTCGCCGGATACGGCACGTGGGACCCGAAGGGCTTGGCGGAGCTGAACGCAGCGCGAGCCTTACTCCGGTCGCTCGCGAAGGTGACGGCCCCGGCCGACCGCGCGCCCCTAGCGAGCTAGTAGCCGCTGTAGCTTCTGCCTGTGCGCCTGCCGACGACTCCGGGGACGTTGCTCTCCGAGCCGTAGCGGGCGCGGGCGTACCGGACTCCGGCCACGATGTTGTCTACCGGGTGGCGGATGTCGCCGTACCCGGGTAACGCCCACCGGTCGAACGTCGGCCGGATGGTCTGCACGAGCCCGATGGACGGTGTCCCGCGCCGGGCATTGGCGTCCCACGTGTTCACCACGCACGGGTCACCGGAGGACTCCGCAGCGATGATGAGCCGCAGCGCGGCCCGGTCAGTGATCGGCGGTTCCCCGGCGTACTCCAGCGCGGCAGCCGCCTGCCCTATCCAGCGGTCGAGCGCGTCCGGCCGGGCCGGGCCACACGCGGGAGCGGGGTCCTTGAACGGCGGCCCGGGGTCCGGCCCTGCACCCGCAGGTGGCACGCTCGGCGGCGCCGGAGCAGCAGGGGCAGGGCGGGGTGGTTCGGCAGGCTGCGGCCACACCAGGGCCGGGCGGAGCCGGGGCGTGGGTGGCTGGACGCTCGATAGCGCCAGGATGACGACCAGCGCCCCGGCAAGCACGCGGTCGGTTGCCGACACGGTGCCGAGTCGCAACGGTTCTCCGTTCGAGGGATCGGCCGGTGACCGCTCATGGACCAGGCGTAAAAGTCCGTCCCGGGTCATCCGGCGAAGGCGGGGACCGCCCCCGGTCGGGGAGCACCGGGGCCACGGAGAGAGGGACGCGGCCGGGCTCAACCCGCCCCGGGGGCGGTGGTAAGGATTGGCGTTGTACGCCAGTCTCTATAAAGAAATTATGGTCAATTTATCTCGGGAAGGGAATTTGATGAGCTGGCCTGACTGGGGAAACGTCCCATCGTGGGTATCCACCGGGTCCGTAATGGTGGCTGCTTCCATATTTGCTCGCGACCGCAGAAAAGAGAGTAGACGGCACATTGACCAGCTCATACTAGATTGCAGTGCATGGGTAGCTGTTGAAGAAAGAGAGATCCCGGGCGGCCGGGTCGTCTATAATCCGAGCACGAGCATCCTGGATTTTAGGTGCACTATGGAGAACGCGGGTAGGTATCCGGTCTATGTTCACGCGGTAGCCTACGAATTGGCCTTCACGGTGATTGACGACGAGGATTCCGAACCAGGCTTCCTGTACTCCCACAAGGCCATCGACTACTATCCCAAGCGCGCCGTTTATCAAGACAGTCCACTGGAATGCGGCAAGCCGATTAACTTCGCCGATACCGCTGTCAGCTCGGGTGGATATATTAGCTGCATTGACCCGAGGCCGACAGTACTTTCTGCTGAAGCGTACCTGTCCGATTACGCCGGTCGACGATGGTGCCTGCGTCCTTTGCAGCTTCGTTCGGCGCAACGGATTCGCCCCCAAAACCTGCGCAAGTCGCTGTGGGAAGAATCCCCTTCGTGGAAGCGTTTCAATCCCTGGGATTCACGTCAACCAATTGGCGCATCGTCGACTCGTCAGTTGAGAAAGATCGAAAACCCTTCGAGTCCTATGCATTTCCTTTAAGGCATCGGTCGAGTGCGATGGAGAGGTAATCGGGGTTCAGGTCGACGCCGATGGCGCGGTGTCCGGCGGACAGAGCGGCTACGAGCGACGTGCCGGAGCCGCAGAACGGGTCGAGCACTGTGGCGTGTGCACCACAACCGCAGGCTCCGCGGCCGGCGTCGGGGCACGTGGTGTGCACACCACAAGACGCAGCGACGCAGCGCGCCGCTAGGCCCAGCGGCATCGGGGCGATGTGCGCGCCCTTGAACGGCTGTGTCGGCATGCGCCAGACGTCGCCGGGGTTGTGGCCCCTGTCTTCATAGCCCGGCGGTGGCCACGCGGTCGTGATGCTGTTGGCCTTCTTCGGCCCTGCCTTTCGGGCACGCCGAGACGGCGACCGGTCGCCCGTGTACGGCTCGCGGACCGCGTCGAGATCGAACGCGTACCGGTCGGACTTCGCCAGGAAGAACACGTGCTCGTACACGTTGGCCAACCGGTCGGTGCCGCTGTACGGCATCGGGTTGGTCTTGGACCAGATGACCGCGTTCCGCAGCCACCAGCCGTCAGCCTGTAGCGCGAACGCCACCCGCCACGGCAGGCCGATCAAGTTCTTGGGCGGAAGTCCCGTCGTGCCCGGCCGACGCGGCCCGGACTTCGACGCGTACCCGTCGCCCAGGTTCAGCCACACGGCCCCGTCGTCAGCAAGCACCCGGCGCACCTCGGCGAACACGGACACCAACCGGTCGACGTAGGCCGTCACCGTGGCTTCCTGCCCGAGCTGCCCGGCCGCGCCGTAGTCGCGCAGCCCGAAGTACGGGGGGCTCGTCACTACCGCGTTCACCGAACCGGCGTCGAGTGTGCGAAGCACGTCGGCCGCGTCGCCTTGGTGCAGCGTGAGCGCGCTGTCTCGGTAGTGCTCGACCATGCCCGCTCACCTCCGTTCACCCGGCGCGGGGAGGCCCGCCACGGGGAGCCGGGCGACAAGGGCGAGGCCCGAGAGGCGTGCTCGACCCGTGGCGGGCCTGGTATGGCTGCCTAACCCCGGTTTTCGCAGGGTTTAGGCACGTTTCAGAGGGGCTTTCACGCTGTTTCCGGGCAGCATGAACCGCGCCGTGAGCAGCGAAAATGCGTGTTTGCGGAGACTTCCCGCTGGTCGAAAAAACGGATATGCACTCAGGACGTGTCCAGAAAGGGGCAGGGGTGTTCCGGTCGCCGCCGGGCTATGGACTTTCGCCTGCCCTCCCCGCGCGTGGGTTGGGCCTGTGACTATCCGGTCGCGAGCTCGGCGCGTCTCCGGAAGGTCGCCAGAGACGCGTGCAGTATGTCTGCATGACACCAGACGATGCCGCCGAGCGTCTTCGTGCGTTGCGCGCCGAAGCGGCGAGCCTGCCAACCTCCACGAGTTCTGCGGAGTTTAGTTCCTGGCATCTCCGCGTTCGCTCAGTCCTTAACCGTGTACTAGGCGAGACTCACCACATCACTGAAGGATTCTCAGATATCAGGTGGACGCCAGCGGCGTACACACTGGGAGACGCATCCGCATTTACTGACACCTTTCGAGCGACTATCCCCGAGGCGCAAGGTGTCCTTGACGCCGCCATCGCCGAACTTGATTTTCTGGCAGACGACACGCCGATTGCCGACGAGTCTGGAGTTGATCCCGAACTGTGGGAGCACGTTGCGCCGGAGATACGAGCCGGAGCTTGGGGCAAGGTCGCCAGCCAAGCGGTGATCTTTACCGAAGACAGGGTAAGGAAGTGGGCGGGTCGCCCCGTCGGTGAAATAGGTAAGGACCTGGCAGTTGCTACGTTCGGCAAGGCGGGTCAATTTCAAATGGGAAAGACTGAAGGGGAAAATGAAGGATGGCAACTATTCGCTCAGGGTATAGCTCGAGCGCTGCGTAATGTTGATGCACACCGCATTCAGGACCGGCCGGACCATAAGCGCTATGCGTTAGGTCTTGTCGGAGCGTGTTCGTTGCTTCTTACTCAAATGAGGTATGAGCACGGAAATCGGTTCAAGGACACGGCCCCTGCAAGCAGTGGTAGCGAGTAAGGCCGGTCTGTCTCTAATCAGGCAGCCTGAAGATGCGTTGCTTGTTTTCATATTCAGTCTTGACCTGGTGGCAACCGATACACAGCACCTGCAAGTTGCCAGGCTCGTCGCGTCCGCCGTCCCGCAGCGGGCGGATATGATCCACCTGCGTGGCCTGCGCTGGGAAGGTATGCCCGCAGCCACGGCAGCGTGCCCGGCCTGCGCGGTTGATCGCTCGGCGTACTGCTTGCCGGACGCGGTCACCGGCGGCACGGCGGTACCTGCCCCCGCAGCGTTCGCAGTGGGCGACACCAGGGACAGCCACCCCGGGGCATGTCATGCACGCACGTCGCAGCATGAGCACCCCCGGGGTCTTCGTGGTCTCTACCTAGTTCAGTGGCGGCGGGGTGACATGCCACCAGGGAAAACCCGGGTCCTGTGGTGCACGCCACCTCCGGGAGTGTTGAAGTGTCGATATGAGCCCTGTTCTAGAACCTTCTTAGGAAAAGAAGCCTATAGAAGACCTAGAAACGACCCCATTTCGACACTTCGACACTCCGGCCCCGCGTTGTCCTCTCATTTGCCGCGCACGGCACCGCGTGTCCCCTTTCCGCCACTGAGTGGCAATGACGGGAATCAAGGCGCACGGCGAAGTCCGGCGAGCGCCTCCCGTGGAGGTGACACGTGGGAGCCTTGCTCAGCGCTCAAGAAGTCGCGCAGTACTGCGGGGTGCCGCTGAAGACCGTCTACGGCTGGAACACGACCGGCACGGGACCGAAGTACTACCGGGTCGGGAAGTACGTCCGATACCGAGCGTCGGACGTGGACACGTGGCTAGAAGAGCACACTGTAACCCCGCGCGAGTCCGACTAGACCGGATCGTCACCCGGCATCGCGCGCCCATGGTTCCGCGCCCACCCGCGTACGTCTTCGGTGCGCCACACGTTGCCCATGGCTAGCTGCGCGACCGGTTCGGGGAAGTCGGCGCGGCTGGTGAGCTGATACACGCGCTGTCGGCTGATACCGAACAGGCGGCCGATCTCGGCCCCGCCGACGAACTCCCCGAACTCACTCACGCTAGGCACCTTACTAATAGACGCTCGACTACTAGTAAGGTGACTAGTATCTAGTCAGGCTACTAGCTGCAGGAGGCGAACTCATGAGCGTTGAGGACCGTTGGCACCACAAAGGCACCCGTAAGCGCACGGCGGACTACGGCCGAGGCAAGCGGTGGCGCGTGCGGAACAGGGGTGCCCGGACCCTGTCCTTCCACAAGAAGTCCGACGCGCAGGCCCACGACGTCAAGGTCAACGGTGACCTGATGAAGGGTGTTGTCCCGTTCGATCCGACTGCCGGGCGCGTCCTCGTCTCGGAGGTAGTCACCAAGTGGCTGAAAGAGCGCTACTCCGACCTGGGGACGCGACGCACGGTCATGAGCCGGTTCAAGAACCACATTCTGCCGACGTTCGGCCACCTGCGGGTCTGTGACATCACCCAGTCACGAGTTATCGAGTGGTGGGCGGAGATGTGCGAGAAGACCAAGCCGAACGGCGAGCGGTACGCGACCAGCACCCTTGAGCTTGTCTATGTCCATTTCGGCTCGTTCCTGCGGGCGGCCGTCAAGGGCGCTACCAAGCTTCTCCCCGTGCACCCCTTCGACGGATGGGACGTCGACGTGCCCCGGCGTGACAGACGTGTCCGGAACATCTGGGAGCAAGAGCGGGTCAACACGGTGCTTGCCGCCATGCCGGAGCGGGAACGGCCCATCGGGCTCGTATCGGCGACCTGCGGGCATCGGCAGGGCGAAGCGTTCGCCGTCGCGCTCGAAGACGTGAACCGCTTCCGGAAAGAAATCACCATCCGGCACCAGGTGAAGCGCGTCGGTGGGAAGCTCGTCCTATCCAAGCCCAAGGGCGGCAAGATCCGCACGGTCCCGCTCGCCGACGTCACCGCGACCGCGATTGCCCAGCACGCGGAGAAGCACGGGACCACGGTGGTCCGTTGCGCCTGCTGTAACAAGGACTGGCACATCGTGTTCACCACCGCCAAGGGCGGCCTGATTGAGCGGGCAGCATGGAACCGGGCCGTCTGGCACCCCGCGATCCAGGCGGCCGAACTCGCCACAGGCGGCGCCCACGGGATGCACAACCTTCGCCACTACTACGCGTCCCGGCTGATCGAAGGCGGCCCGTCGCACCGGGGAGCATCAATGGAGCAGGTCCGCGACTACATGGGACACGCTTCCATCGTCACCACCAGCGAGACCTACGGCCACCTGTTCGAACAGGCCCACGAACGCGCCCGCTCGCTCATGGATGACGTCTTCTCCGCTGTTGCGTACCCCCTGCGTACCGCCGAAGGCCAGTAG